CGCGGCGGGCCTCTCGAACGGACTCGCGGCGGCGATCGCGGCGATGCTCGCCGAGGCGGACGCGTCGGGCACCTCGGGCGGCGGCTCGGACGCCTACCTCGCCGGCTCGGACATCGTCTACCAGACCGGCGGCACCGGCGACGGGCGCTCGACGGCCTTCGCCCAGGCGCTCTCGCTGTGCCTCGCCGGGGGCCTCGCCGAGGGGCGCTCGACGGCCAACGCCGCGCCCGCGGCCGTGGGCGACGGACGGGGCGTGGGGAACGGCCAGGGCTCGGCACAGGCCACCACGAACGCCCTGGGCGCGGCCGTGGGCGTCGCCTCAGGCCAGGGCCAGACATCGGTAGGTGTCGTCCTCGTAACCTCGGACGCCGCCGGGACTTCGAACGGCCTGGCGCGGGCGCTCGCGGCCGGCCTGACGCAGGCCTTCGCGGGCGGGGTCTCGACGGGCTCGTCGGACTCGTGGCTGATCGAGGTCGTCGTCGTCGTCGTCGGCCCGTTCGAGCGCAACGGGCAGCTGATCCGCTCGCGGTTCCGCGACACGGTCGCCACGCCGCTCTCGCTCGCGACGCAGTACGACAACGCGCCGTTCGTCCAGCCCGACACCGCGGCGTGGTGCCGGCTCAAGGTCGACGTAGGCCGGCTGATCCAGCGCGACTTCGGCAAGGGCAACACCTACCGCAAGCTCGGCGAGTTCCGCGCCGTCCTGAAGTCGCCCGTCGAGGACGGCGACCTGATCCTGAACCAGTTCACCGACGCGGTCTCGGCGGCCTTCCGGCTGGTCGACGCGTCCGGGATCAGCTACGGCGTGCCGCGGGTCGAGCGCCGCCGCCGCGTCGGGGCGTGGTTCGAGCAGGAGGTCGTCTGCCCGTTCCTCGACGACTTCAACGTCCCGCTGCCGGAGGGCACGCCTGGAGCCATCACGGGCGTGGTCGACCTCTTCGAGGTCGTGCGCACGCGCTTCCGCGACCTCGTCGCGACGCCCGAGGCGCTGCCGACGGCCTACCCGAACGCGCCCTTCGACGGGCCGCCCGACGACGGGTCGTGGGCCGCGCTCAACGTGCTCTGCGGCGACGCGGAGCCGGCCGAGCTGGGCACGATCAAGACGTACCGCACGCCCGGCGTGGTCATGGCGAAGCTCTACGTCCCGCTCGAGGCGGGCGACGGAGAGCTGCGCCGGCTCGTCGACGTCGTCGCCACGAACTTCCGCGCGGTGCGTGACCGCGGGGTCCTCTTCCGAGTTCCGAGCGCGGGCGAGGCGCGCGCGGAGGGTCCGTACTGGGCGGTGACCGTCCAGGTCCCGTTCCTCGCAGACCTGAGGGCGACTTGATCGCCGAGGGGAGCAGCTGAGCCATGACCGACACCAACCGCGTCAACGTCGCCTACGTCAAGGAGACCACCTACGGCGTCACGCCGAGTGGTCCGCCGACGCTGAAGGACCTCCGGTTCGTCAGCGAGTCCGTGGCTCAGGAGAACACGACCGTCACGAGCCAGGAGATCCGGTCGGACCGCCAGGTCTCCGCGCTCCTGCGCACGGGCATCCGCGCGCCGGGCGACCTGAACTTCGAGTTCAGCTACGGCGCGTTCGACGAGTGGCTGGAATGGTCGCTGCTCTCGAACGCCACGTGGACCACGCCGGTGACGATCGGGCCCGGTCCGTCCTTCGTCGTCACGGTGCCGGGCGGCGTCTACACGATCACGCGTGGCACGGGCTCGTTCATCACGGACGGCCTGAGCGCGACGACCTCGGTGGGCCAGTGGGCCGAGCTGCGCGGCTTCGTGAACACCGGGAACAACGGCTACTTCAAGATCGCCTCGGTGTCGGCGACGGTCATCACCTTCACCGGCGGCACGGGCACGCCCTCGGCGGAAGGCGCGAACACGAGCGCGAGCATCGTCCAAGGCGCTCAGATCACGAACGGCGTGGCGCTCTCCACGTTCGCGCTGGAGAAGAACTTCCAGGACGCGGTGTCGGGCCACCAGTTCGAGATCAACAACGGCATGGCGATCGACCGGCTGCGGCTGGAAATCCCGGTCGACAACATCGTGACGGGCACCTTCGGCCTGCTCGGGAAGAAGTCGGCGAGCGCCTCGGCGACCGCCGGCACGGGCTCGAACACCGCGTCGGCCCAGAACCAGGTCGACACGGGCGTCGACAACGCGCTCGCGATCCTGGAGGGGCCGGCCTACACCGCGCAGGGCACCGTCTCGGCGAACTTCGAGCTGCAGAACAACCTGCGCACGCGCCAGCAGCTCGGCACGCTCGGCCCGGTCAGCCTCGGCACCGGCACCGTCAACGTCACGGGCCAGCACCGCGCCTACTACACCGACAAGGGGATCATCGACAAGGCCAACAACCAGACCGTGTCGGCGCTCGCCTACGTCCTCGAGCAGTCGGCCGGCTCCAACGCGGTGGTCTTCGACTTCCCGTCCATCAAGTACTCGGCCGGCAAGCGCGTCACGCCTGGCATCAACCAGGACGTGATCGCGGACATGACCTGGACCGCGTTCCGCAACGCGACAGAGGGGATCACCTCTCGGATCGTGCGCTTCGTCTGATTCCGAGGCCCGGAGACGGGCGACCCCGCAACTCGACACGAGAGAAGAGAGCACCCCGCAATGCGACTCGACGACATGAGGACGGACCCCGCGCTGGAGAAGGAAGGCGCGTGGGTCCAGTGGAGAGGCGACGTCCGGCTGAAGGTCCGCCGGGCCAACAACCCCGAGTACCGGGCCGCGGTCACGGAAGGACTGCGGCCCTACCGGGCTCTAATCCGCGCGGACGCGCTGCCGCAGGCCGACGCAGACCGCGTGAACTGGACGGCGCTCGGCTCGACGGTGCTCGTCGACTGGGAGGGGATCCTCGACAGGCAGTTCAAGCCGATCCCCTACTCGGTCGAGCGGTCGCAGGAGTACATGAACGACCCGACGCTGCACGACCTGCGCGACTTCGTGATCTGGCAGTCGTCGCTGATGGACACGTTCCGCAAGCAGGAACAGGAGGCCGACCTGGGAAACTCTCCGAGCTTCTCGAATGGTGCGTCGAGTGGGGACCCTTCGAGAAGCAGCTCCGAGCCGTCGCCCGTCGCGGCAAGCCCGTCCCAGCCCTCGAACGGAAGCCCTACCTCGCAGGGCACCTCGAGACAGCGTGGGAAGCCTTCTGCGAGCACTTCAGCCGCGACGAGCGGCTGAAGCTCTCCGAGCTGGCTGTGTGGCTCACCGAGCACGGCGTCTACTCGCCCGACGAGCGGCGCGAGGTGATCTGGCTCGTGCGGCGGCTGGAAGAGCACGGCCTGAAGTTCCTGACGAAGATCGACCTCGACGAGGCCGAGCGACTCGTGGAAGAATCGAGGAGGAGCAGTAGGGCGAAGGCCCGGTAGCTGAGGCGTGGCAGAGAACAAGGTCGCAGTCGGACTGGACGCGAGCGGCGCTCAGGTAGGCGCCGACGAGTACCGTCGTGCCTGCGACACGATCAAGGCCGCGAACGCGCAGCTGATCGAGCAGATGCGCTCGGTCGACAAGTCGTTCGACGAGGTCAACAAGCGCGCCAGCTCGGGGCTCGTCAACCTCGGCGAGTCGTTCAAGCGCGCGGCGGCGACCATCGCGGGCAGCGGCGGCAACCTACGCGCGGGACTCGGCTCGCTCTCGGGCGACGTCCTCTCGACGGCCAGCAACGCCGAGGGCATGGCGAAGGCGCTCGGCCTCTCGGCAGGCGCGGTCGGGCCCCTCGCCGCGGTCGCCGCGGGCGTGACCGCGGTCGGCGGCGCGCTCGCCTACGGCACGGTGAAGGCCTTCGAGCTGGAGCACGCGCTCTCGCACCTCGCCGCGCGCACGCCCACCGGCAACGTCCAGCCCTACGAGGACGCGGCGCTCAAGCTCTCGAAGACGCTCGGCGTCGACGCGGTGCAGGCGGCCCAGACCTTCGAGGCGGCTGCCTTCGCCGGCATCTCGAAGTTCACCGACCAGGTCAACGTCGCCGGGATCGCGCTGAAGCTCTTCAAGACCGAAGGCACCGACGCCGCCCAGGCGGTGCAGCTGATCGACGCCGCGCTCGACGCCTACAACAAGCCCTCGAGCGAGGCGGCCGACGTCACGGACCAGCTGCTCTCGCTCGCGAAGTCGGGCGAGACGAAGTTCGCCGACATGGCGGCCGCGATCGCGGCGGTGGGCCCGAAGGCGAAGGGCCTGAACATCGACATGGTCGAACTCGGGTCGGTGCTCGCCGCGCTCGCCCCGAAGAGCGGCGGCGCGCTCAACGCGGCCAGCTCGCTCAGCCAGCTCCTGATCCGGCTGTCGGACCCGACGAGCCAGCTCACGAAGGACCTGGCGGCGCAGGGGATCATCTTCGACGTCAACACGGTCAAGGCGAAGGGCCTCGGCGCAGCGCTCGCGGACCTCGCGCGTCAGTTTGTCGGCAAGGAGGACAAGCTCGCCGAGGTCTTCGGCAACCCGCGCGTCGCGCAGGCGGCGTTCGTGCTCATCGAGGACGGCGGCAAGCGCGTCAAGGCGGCCTCGGACGCGGCGAAGACCTCGACGGGCGAACTCGGCGAGGGCTTCGAGAAGACAGAGGCGCTCGGCAGCGCGAAGTGGGAGAAGCTCGTCGTCAACGTCAAGTCGGGCCTGACCGAGATGACCGAGGGCCTCAAGGGCCTGATCGGCGACCTCTTCGACCTGCCCAACGCGATCGCGAGCCTCGGCGACAAGACGGAGGCGGCGTTCAAGAGCAGCGTCGGCAAGTTCGAGGTCAAGAACCGTCCGAGCGAGTTCTTCAGCGAGGAGGACATCAAGCGGCTGGACGAGGCGCGCGCGAAGATGGACGCGGTCGGCGACTCGTCGAAGGTCGTCTCGATCCGCGCGCAGGCGACGAGCGACTACCTCAAGGGCGGCTTCACTGAGTTCTCCGAGAAGATGCTCACGGTCGACCGCGACCAGCTGCGCGCGCTCGACGAGGCGATCGACAAGCAGAAGACGCTGACCGCAGAGAAACGCGCGGCGCTCGGCGGCGACGTGACGATCGCGCCCGAGGACCAGCCCGCGCTGCGGCCGATCAAGAAGCCCGACATCGCGACGCTCATCCCGGGCGAGAAGCAGGGCCCGGAGATCGAGAAGGGCTTCGAGGAGAGTTCGAAGGCCGCGAAGGACCTCGCGAACACGCTCGACGAGAAGCTCGCGGCGTCGCTGAAGAAGCAGGCCGACGAGCTGAAAGGCACGACGGACTCGCTCGACCTCTACCGCGGGGCGTTGCAGGCCACGCTGGCGATCGAGGAGAAGTCGCTGCGCAGCGGAGAGGAGGAGCTGCAGAAGAAGATCGAGCTCTACGAGAAGCTCGGCATCCCGGTCGACGACCTGAAGGCGAAGCTCTTCCTGCTCGCGGCCGAGGACGACCGGCAGATCGCGTTGAAGCGCGAACTCGTCCGCGTCCAGATCCTCGACTACCAGTCCTCGCAGCGCACGGCAGAGGCGAAGCTCCACCAGGGCCAGGCCATCCACTCGCTGAACGACGCGACGGCGCTCTACGTGCAGGGCCTGAAGGAGGTCGTCAAGTTCGCAGAGCTGAGCGCGAAGCAGGACAAGGCCTTCAAGGAGGGCCCCGAGAAGTTCGTCGAGGACTTCAAGGTGCAGACCGAGGCGATCGGGAAGACCGCAGACGAGCAGGAGCGCCTGACGACGCTGCGGCAGTACGACGACATCGTGATGCGCCTGCAGGAGCAGGGCATGACGGGGCTGAACGACAAGTTCGCCAAGACGCGCGAGGAGCTGATCAAGCAGCTCGACAGCGCGGCGTTGAAGCGCAAGGCGGCCGAGATCGGCCACGCGATCGCGGACCCGATCTCGCAGGGCCTGGAGAACGCGGTCTTCAGCGCGGGCACGGCCAAGGAGAAGCTGAACGCGATCGTCAACGACCTGATGCGCAGCCTCTTCCGGACGATCATCACGAACCCGCTGAACCAGGCGCTGTCGGGGCTGCTCGCGGGGCTCTTCGGGCCGAAGCCTACCGGGCCGGCAGCGCTCTTCCCGTTCGGCTTCCCTGGCTTCGCGATGGGCGGGGTCCCCGACAGCACGTCGAACTACGAGCGCGGCGGGGTGCCGCGGACGGGCTACGCGATGGGCGGCGTGCCGGAGGTCGCGGACACGGTCCTGCAGAACATGCCGCGTCGCTACGACATGGGCGGGCTGCCGCAGCTGCCGCCGTACCAGGCGATCTCGCAACAGCCGATGCTGCGCTTCGAGTCGGGCGGCGTGCCGGGCGGGTACGAGCCGCCGAACTACGCCACGAGCGGCGTGGCGATGCCGACCGTGCCCTTCCTGCCGCACGCCTCTGGCGGGATCGTCGAGCACGCGACAGGCTCGGTACGCTCGCTGTCGAGCCTGCCCGACCTCGGCAGCCAGCCGTCGCTGTTCCAGATGGCCGGCGGCAAGACTGGCTCGATCCGCGAGTACGGCAAGCCCGAGGGCATCTTCCCGCTGGTCGCGCGCGGCCCGAGCGGGCGTCTCGGCATCGAACTCGTCGGGCAGTCGCAGCGCAACCAGCAGCCGGTCATGCAGAGCATCGACCAGCGCCGCTCGATGAACGTCACGTTCAACCTCTCCGACCGGCTGGACGCGCGCAGCCGCCGGCAGATCGTCAGCGACCTCGACCGCGCGTCGAAGAAGGTCTGACCCGCGATGGGCTTCCACGACGTTCAGTTCCCGCTCGACGCCGAGTACGGCTCGCAGGGCGGCGACGGCTGGAACACGGGCATCATCGAGCTGGACTCCGGCACGGAAGAACGCGTCGCGCGGTGGTCCAACCCCAAGCGCTCGTACGACGTCTCCTACGCGGTGAAGACGCGGACGGTCCTGCGGGCCGTCCTGGACTTCTTCAACGCGCGGCAGGGCGCGGCGAACTCCTTCCGGTTCCGCGACTGGATGGACTACGCCTCGACGGCCGACGGCGGCGTGATCTCGTTCGGCGGCGTCACGTATCAGGCCGCCGCAGCCGGCGCCGCGAACATCACCAACGCCGACCAGCAGATCGGCACGGGCAATGGCACGACGACGACGTTCCAGCTCGTCAAGAAGTACACGAGCGGCTCGCAGACCTACACGCGCAACATCACCAAGCCCGTCTCGGGCTCGCTCCTGATCTCGTTCGACACGGGCGCCGGGCCGGTGAACCAGTCGTCGGGCTTCTCGGTGGACACCTCGACCGGGATCGTCACGTTCACCACAGCGCCCGCGAACGGGACGCTGATCCGCGCGGGCTTCGTCTTCGACGTCGAGGCGCGCTTCTCCGACGACACCGACAAGCGCGGCATCCGATGGCAGTTCTCCGGCGGCGACCAGGTCGGCACGGACGCGATCGTGCTCGTGGAGGTCCCCTCGAGCAGCTTCGTGGACGAGGACGACATGCCTGGCGGGTCGGCGGACCTGGGCGTGGTCACGGCGAGCTTCACGGTCAACCTGGCGCTGGGCCGCGTGCAGCGGTGGACGGTGAACACGGCCTCGCTGAACGCCACGATGCCCGACGGCAACCTCTTCTCCGACGGCGACCGGCACCTCTTCGTGGTCAACGACGGCAGCCAGTCGATCCAGGTCAAGCGGTCGAACGGCACCAACGAGTTCGTGATCGCGGCGGGCGCGAAGGTCCGCTTCGTCCTCGTGACCCAGACCGGCGCGGCGACCGGGAAGCGCTGGTACGGGTTCTGAGCCGTGATCTCGGAGGCGAAGTACCAGGGCCTCTCGCGCGAGTTCTTCACGACGGGCTCGCAGCTCGGCTGGGGCACGCGCGTCTTCCTGATCAGCGCCACGGCGGCCGGGAACATCTTCACGCTGCCCGACGCGCGCTCGCTGCCGAAGGGCTACACGGTCCTAGTGGGCGGAGTCGGCGCCAACTCGTTCGTGGTCAAGGACGCCGGCGGCAACACGCTCGAAGCGTCGCACGCGCAGTTCACCTGGACGTGGTTCACGCTGTTCATCAACACCACGGCGGCAGGCACGTGGCTGCTCGACGCGAGGACTAGGCTCACGTGACCAAGCAGCCTCCGAAACTCCGGCTCGTCGAGACCACTGGCTTCGAGCGGTTCTCGAACTCCGGGCACCGCATCGGCTACCTCGGCGCGGGCTGGTCGACCGGCGGCGGCGGCTCTGGCGTGCCGCTGACTCCTGGCCTGCGTGGCACGGGGCAGTACCTCTCGTTCGTGCAGGACCTGAGCTACTCGACCGTCGGCAACTCGAAGGGTGGCAACTGGGACTCGGGCGGCGTCTGCTTCGACTACCGCGGCGGCGCCGGACGGATCTTCGTCGAGGTCTACACCGGCGGCCCGAACCCGATCCAGGTGCGCAGCGACATCCTCACGGGCCAGTACATCGTCCGCAACACGAACGTCTCGCCGACCGTCGACTGGGTGGCGAGCGCGAGCTACCCCGTCAGCTCGCCGCCCGTCGTCAAGATCGAGTTCCTGTTCTACCTGAAGGGCGGCACCTCGGGCTTCTTCCAGCTCTGGGTCGAGGGCGTGCTCGTCCTCGAACGCTACGGCGTCAACCTCGGCAACAATTCGAACGTCGCGGGCAACCTCGCCGGGTTCCGCTGGCACGAGCAGGGCGACATCGACAACGTCTTCATCTCGGTCGGCGTCGGCGGCTTCACCGACGGCGACGTGCTCAGCGACACCGCAGGCAACCCGCAGCTCTTCGCGCTCTCGCCTGGCTCGCAGGGCAACTACCGCGACGGCACCTCGACTCCGGCGGGCGGCGCGGCGAACAACTGGGACAAGGTCGACGAGACCGTGCTGAACGAGAGCAACACGACGGACTTCGTCGCGCTCTCGACCACGACGACCGTCAAGGAGAGCTACATCCCGCTCGCGCTACCTGGCACGGTCACCAAGGTGATCTCGGTCGCGCCCTACTTCTCGCACGCGACGGACACCGGCGGACAGCCCCAGCCCTTCACCTTCCTGCGGTTCAACCCGCAGACCGGCGTCGCCATCGACGTGACCTACGTCGAGCCGATGCTCACGTCCTACGCGAGCACGACCACGCTGGCGAACGGCCAGTGCTTCCACGGGATCTTCCGCAAGAACGGCATCAGCGGCCGCGCCTTCACAGTGGCAGACGTGAACACGATGGAGTTCGGCTGGGGACCGAGCACCGGCGCGGCCGAACTCCA